TGGCTAAAAATTTATTACAGCAGGTAATGCTAAAAAATGTACAAAACTCTGGCCCGTCATTTCTTGACACTAAGGAGCTTATTGAAAAGATTAACTATGGCTACATTTCTAAGCGGCTGCCAAAGTTTACACAGAAAAAGTCATTTGCTCCAAGCACAATAGCATACTCCCATGGAGAGTGCCCTAGGTATTGGTACCTAGCCTTTGAGGGTGCAACCTTTGAAGATAATGCAGATGCTTACGGCGGAGCTAACATGACTGCTGGAACAAAGTCACACGAAAGAATCCAGCAAGCTATGGCTGACGCTGGAATCTTAAAGGATTCAGAATTTAAAGTTACTTATAGCGATCCTCCAATTTTTGGTTTTGGGGATGTTATTTTAGATTGGGCAGGCGAGGACCTTCTTGGAGAAATCAAGACAATGCCAGCCGAAGGCTTTGAGTACAGAAAAGCAAGCGGTAAGGCTAAGCTAGGTCACCTCATTCAGCTGCTTATCTATATGAAGATCTTAAACAAGACAAAGGCCGTCTTGATTTATGAAAACAAAAATAATCATGACCTTCTGGTAATCCCAGTAGAGATTAATGATTATTATGTCAGGTGGGTAAACCAGGCGTTCGATTGGATGAAGACCGTGCGTAGTGCATGGGAGACTAAAACTCTTCCAGAAAAAAACTATCGATCTAATTCTAAAATTTGCAAGACATGTCCAATACAAATGGCATGCGCAGAAGCTGGCAAGGGACTAATAAAGATTAATTCCTTGGAGCCTCTGGATGACAAACAAGCATTGTAGCTGGTGTGACTCTGTATTTCAGACAGAGATTTCTTATCAAATATACTGTTCTTCAGAATGCAGAGAAGCTGCAACCAAAGAGAAGATGGCCCAGAAGTATGCTCAAAATAGAAGAGCTAAAAGGGTAGGCAAGGAAAGACTTTGTAAAAGCTGTAATGCTTCGTTGTCAGTTTACAATGATGATCCTCTGTGCGTTAAGTGCCTTGTCAATCCGCTAGACGTTAAAAAAGCCATAAAAGAAATAAAAGGTCTTTCTGATGGTAAATTTGACTAAGTTCTCTATTATTCCAAATAAAATTATTACAGTTGATGCTAGCACAACAAGCATAGCTTACGCAGTCTTCGAAGATAAAAAACTTATTCTTAATGGTAAAGTTGAGTTTTTAGGGAAAAACGTTTACCAAAAGATATCTAGTGCAATAGGATCCGTTGTAGATGTTATAAAAGACATTGCTCCAGAAGCACTAGTTATAGAAAGAGCAATCTTTATAAATAGTCCAAAAACAATGTCCGAACTTTCTATGGTACAGGGTGCAATCTTAGCTGGAGCCTCATTGGCAGGAATCAAAATTTTTAAGGGGACAAACCCTATAGCCTGGCAAACATATATTGGAAATGGCAAAGTCACAAAAGATGCAAAACTTTTAATGAGAAAAGAAAATCCAGAAAGATCAGAGTCTTGGTATAAGCAACACGAACGTGAGGCAAGAAAGCAAAAGACTATAAACTTTATTAATATTAATTATGATTTAGAAATTACCGACAATGATATTGCAGATGCAATTGGAATTGGTCATTACGCATTGCGAAACTGGGACAAGCTGGGGGATTGACAGAAAAGATCATGGCTGCTAAACTATACACTAATGAAGCATGGCTAAAGAAACGCTACTGGCTAGACAAGAAAAGCCCAGAAGAAATTGCAAAAGAATGCGGGACGAGCGTAGAAACAGTCTACGTTTATCTTGCTAAGTTCGGATTAAGGAAATCCCGCAGATGAATACTATAAATGATATTAACAGAATATGCGATGAGATTAAGCGTATGCTAATGGAAAAAAATCTAGCATATGGAGACTCAGCCCTAAATCCAGTTAGAATTTTTTCTAAATCAAATGGCATGGAACAGCTGCTAGTCAGGATTGACGATAAGTTATCTAGGTTTGCAAGGGGGACCGAATACCCAGGAGATAATGACATCGATGACTTGATCGGATATCTAATTCTTCTTAAAATTTCTAAAGAAAGAGGAGCCAATGAGAAGGCGTAACCCCACAACAGAGCAGCCCACAAGGTTTGAGAAAAATCCAGAGATCATGCTTGATGGATTTTTAATTACTAAAGGAGACCTAGTCAAGGTTAAAGGCGAGCATGGGTCCAAGTTTAAGTTCCAAAGCCTTACAACTAATCTTGATACTGGTGCTCAGTGGATAGACTGCTTTGAGGTCCAGCGTGGACAAGTTGGGGCATACAGGAGCTTCAAGTCTGATAGTATTAAGCGTATACCACAAAGAGGAAAGAGAGCCAAACGTGTCATTTGAAGACCTAACCGTAGAGCACCTTGATGAAGTAAACAAGGTAGTCGAGAAATACTTGGCTGGAAATGAGCCAACCCAAATCTCTAAAGAATTAGATATGCCAAGACAAAAGGTTGTTGCATATATAAATGAGTGGAGAGTTATGGCTGCAGACAATGCGGCTATTCGAGGACGTGCCAGGGAAGCTCTGGCAGGTGCAGACGCTCACTATAACAAGTTAATTCAAAAAGCCTATGAGGTTATGGATGATGCTACTACTACTGCAAATCTTGGTGCAAAGAATGCTTCAATTAAATTAGTTATGGATATTGAAAAAACTAGAATTGAAATGCTACAAAAGGCTGGTCTTCTAGAAAATAAAGAACTAGCAGAAGAAATGCTAGAGATTGAAAACAAGCAAGAGATTTTAGTCGGGATACTTAAGGACATTGCGTCTGAGCATCCAGAAATTAGAGACAAGATTATGAGAAGGCTTTCAGATGTATCTAGAAAACAAGAAATTATAACGGTGGTTCATACAGATGTTTGATGAGTTCTTAGAAGTTCTTAAAGCAGATAACTTTGAAGAGAAGCCAGTAGACGCCAAGACATTTGTTGAAGGGGATGACTTTCTTCAGCAGCCTCCACTTTCTCAAGTTCAGTACGATATCGTTGAAGCCATGAGTCAAATCTATAGGGTAGAAGATCTAATCGACCTTATGGGAGAAGAAGAGGGCCGCCGCTATTATAAGAAGTATACAAAGAACGAAGTAATCTTGCAGCTTGGTAAAGGGTCTGGAAAGGACTTTACATCTACGGTTGCCTGTGCATATATTGTTTATAAACTTCTATGTCTAAAAGATCCGTCCAGGTATTTTGGAAAGCCAAGTGGAGATGCTATAGATATTATTAACGTTGCTATTAACGCTCAACAGGCTAAGAATGTTTTCTTTAAAGGATTTAAAAGCAAGATAGAAAAGTCGCCATGGTTTGCTGGAAAGTTTTATGCAAAGGCAGACAGCGTTGAGTTTGACAAAGCCATTACAGTTTACTCTGGACATTCGGAGCGAGAGTCTCACGAAGGGCTCAACCTTATCCTAGCAGTACTCGACGAGATTTCAGGATTTGCTCAAGAGATTGGTACTGGTAATGACCAGGGGAAGACAGCCGACAACATATATAAAGCTTTCCGTGCATCTGTAGATTCACGATTCCCAGACCTTGGAAAAGTAGCACTGCTATCATTTCCAAGATATCCAGGAGACTTTATCTCTAAAAGATATGATGATGTTATTATGGAGAAGGAAGTAGTTTCTAAGACCCACAAGTTCATCATGAACGAAGATCTTCCAGAAGATTCTCCAGGAAACTCTATGGAAATTTCTTGGGACGAAGACAACATAATTTCTTACAAGTATCCAGGAATGTTTGCACTAAAAAAGCCAACATGGGAAGTCAATCCTACTAGAAAAATTGATGATTTTAAGCTTGCATTTTATACAGACATAGGCGATGCCATGCAACGCTTTGCCTGTGTTCCAACCTTCGCTTCAGATGCATTCTTTAAACAGCAGGAAAAAGTTCGTGCCTGCATGACAATAAGAAACCCCATTGATTCTGCAAAAAGATTTGACGAAACCTTTAAGCCAGATCCAAATAAAAAATATTTTGTTCATGCTGACCTTGCACAAAAGCATGACAAGTGTGCGGTAGCGATTGCTCACGTAGAAAAGTGGGTATCTGTTCAGGTTATGAAAGATTACGAGCAGGTGGTTCCCATGGTAATTGTTGATGCTGTTGTTTACTGGGAGCCAAAGGTAGAGGGCCCAGTGAACTTGTCTGAGGTTAAACAGTGGATCCAGAATTTGCGTAGACAAGGGTTTGATATCGGAATGGTATCATTTGACCGCTGGCAGTCCTTTGATATCCAGAATGAACTTAAGTCTGTGGGTATGAGAACAGAGACTGTTTCGGTAGCTAAAAAGCATTACGAAGACATGGCAATGCTAATGTATGAAGAAAGACTTGCAATGCCAGCTATTGAGCTTTTGTTTGAAGAGCTTACCGAGTTAAAGATTATGAAAAATAATAGAGTTGACCACCCAAGAAAGTCTTCTAAAGACCTTGCAGACGCCGTTTGTGGGGCTATCTTTGGTGCCCTGTCCCATACTCCAAAAGACCAAAACCTTGAAGTAGAGATTCATACTTTTAGTGATAGGTCAAAATCAGATCTTGACAAAGACAGGCCAGATGTGATAAAATATAAGCCTATGCCAAACGATGTTAAAGAGTATTTGGATAGATTCAATTTATTATAATAAGGAGAACAAACATGACTTCATTAAAGAAGCCACTAATTGCTATTGCTTCAGCAGTAGCTCTAGTTGCAACTGCTATTCTGGCAGTTCCAGCTAACGCAACAGTAAATGCAGCAGTAACCGTAGGTGCAACAGACGTAGCAACTACATCTAAGGTATCAACAACTCCAGCAACACCAACAGTTCCATCAGACAACAAGGTCGACCTTGCTGACACTGTTAAGTTTGTTGTTACAGTGCCAACTGGTACAGTTGTTCGTGCAACAGCAACCGATGCAAAGCTAGTAACAGCTTTGGATGCAGTGGGTGCTGAGGTTTCAGCTTCGGCAGGAACTTCTAGTGTTGAGATTAACACTGGTTCAGGAACTACCGCTACATTCTATGCGTTTACAACTAAGACTACTACTGGCTCAGTAGTTGTTACAGCTGGTGGATCATCTTCCACCTATTACCTAAAGGGTCTTGCTGGCTCTGCATACAACCTGTCAGTTTCAGTTCCAACTGTTGCTGGCCTCGGCTCCGATGTGGACTTTACAGCAACCGCTACTGACGTTTTTGGTAACGCAGTTGAAAATGCAACAATTACAACAACACTTCTTCGTGGAACTGTTAAGACAGCACTAACCTGGAGCTCAACCGCCAAGCTATACAAGGGTGTAATTACCACTCCTGCTACTGCTGGTACAGTTGCTGGTATTGCAAACATTTCTGCTACAGATGTGACTGGTTTGCCAAAGGCAGTAACAGAAACTTCTTTCTCTATTGCAACTGCAGATCTAGTTACTCAGGTAGCTCTTTTGAATGCAGAGAATGCAAAGCTAAAGAGCGACTTTAACAAGCTAGCTACCAAGTACAACAAGCTGGTAAAAAAGAACAAGCGAGTTAAGCTAATTAAGTAATTGAAACAAGATAGACTTGGGGAAGGGCTATTTTGCCCTTCCCTTTGTTTATCCCCAAGTAAAAAAAGAGAGGTATAATTAATGTCCATAAACATTGTGTATTTCTCAAACTACTCTGAGAATACAAAAAGATTTGTAAATAAGGTAGATGATGGAAGCTTTAATATTGCTAGGATTCCTATTAGTTCTGGGATTGGGAATGCTCCTTTTATTTCCAGTGCTCCTTATATACTCTTTGTACCGACTTACGGTGGAGGATCCGAACGTAGTGCGATTCCCAGACAAGTCAGACAATTTTTAAATGTACCCCAAAATAGAGACCTCCTTAGAGGAGTAGTCGGATTTGGGAATACAAACTTTGGAGAACATTTTTGCAAAGCTGCAGAACTAATCTCTAAAAAAACTGGAGTACCAATTGTTGCCAGGATAGAAATATTCGGCACACCCGAAGACGTAGACAAAGTAAAACAAAGGATGAGGATTCTATATGACAACGAATAGCGAACATGGATACCATGAGCTAAATGCAACACTTAACCTGTATGATGCAGATGGAAAGATTCAGTTTGGGAAAGATAAGGAAGCTGCAAAGGCGTATTTCTTAAACCACGTAAACCTAAACACAGTATTCTTTCACTCTATTGAGGAAAAGCTTCACTACCTAGTTGAGAACGAGTACTATGACGAAGCCGTTTTAAGACAATACTCTGATGAATTTATTAAAGATTTATTTAAGCATGCCTATTCGTATAAGTTTAGATTTCCAACATTTGTCGGTGCTTATAAGTTCTACACTTCCTACGCCCTAAAGACTTTCGATGGCGAACGCTATCTAGAGCGCTTTGAGGATCGTGTAGTTATGAATGCCTTGATGCTTGCTCGTGGCGATGAGCAGATTGCTAAGGATACAGTCGATGAGATAATTTCTGGTCGTTTCCAGCCAGCAACCCCAACTTTCTTAAATGCAGGGAAGAAGCAGCGTGGAGAGTTTGTATCGTGCTTCCTGCTACGTGTTGAAGACAACATGGAATCTATTGCTCGTGCAGTCACCTCATCTCTCCAGCTGTCAAAGCGTGGTGGTGGTGTAGGACTAAACCTAACAAACGTGCGTGAATATGGTGCACCAATTAAAAAGATTCAGAATCAGTCATCTGGAGTTATTCCAGTAATGAAGATGCTTGAGGATGCATTCTCCTACGCCAACCAGCTAGGTGCTCGTCAGGGTGCAGGTGCGGTTTACCTAAACGCTCACCACCCAGACATCCTGCGCTTTTTGGACACCAAGCGAGAGAACGCTGACGAGAAGACTCGTATCAAGACTCTTTCTATTGGTGTTGTTGTTCCTGACGTGACCATGGAGCTAGCCAAGAACAACGAGGACATGTATCTGTTCTCTCCTTACGACG